TTGAATACTATGCAGAGGATGAGTAATGTATATATTACTTTGAATTTAGCAGGGATACCAACAGGATCATTTATTACAGGTGAAAAAGTAACAGGTGCAACTAGTAGTGCTTTGGGTTTTGTAGTTGATCAGCCCACTAACACTACTATCGCTTTAATGGATACAACTGGTACTTTTACTGATGGTGAAACAATTACAGGTGAATACAGTGGTGAAACAGCTGTGTTAGATGCATCAACATCTACTACTACTAATGCAAATAGAATTTCTTATCGATACGAAAGAGTACCTTATAATCTGAGTCTACAATTGGCAGTAGCTGCTAAAACTACTGAAGATGGATTAAAAGTTATAGAACAGATTTTACCATTTTTTACACCAGAATTCACAGTCACAATCAGAGATGTAGTCAAGCATGATATGCCAGTACTTTTATCAAGTATAACACAGGATGATACATGGGAAGGTGATTTCACAGAGAGGCGTTTTATTATCTGGTCATTGGATTTTGAGGTAAAAAGTTATCTCTATGGCCCGAGTAAAAATAGCAATATAATCACCAAAACTATTACACAGATATATGCTAACAATGATTTAAATGTAACAGATTTTACTATGGACACAGGTGGCAGTGGTACATTTAGAGTTGGTGAGATAGTTTATCAAGGAACAGAGCATCTTTTAGCTTCATCCACGGCTACAGTTACTTCATGGAATAGTAGCTCAAGAGTATTACAAGTAACAGGAATAAAGAATACTTTTGATTTAACAGAAAAGGTTAAAGGTTCAGAAAGCGGAGCTGAATGGATTTTAGGCAGTACATCTACATTGTTTGAAAGTCCAACCAGTACTGCATTAGGAACTGCTGCAGCTAGAATAGTACAAGAACCTGATCCTACAACAGCTGATGCAGATGACAAATGGAATGTAACAACTACTATTACGGAGAATCCATGACGGAGGAAAAATATGAGAATATTATTCCTACTCATAAGGGGAGAACTTTCGTTTCCAAGAAACGTAAAGAGGAATCTTATTTACTTTTTGAATACGAAAATTATGAGGAATATAGGGATATTCAAATAAAGGGGTTTAGGGAAAAAGAAACGCATAAGTGGTATAAAGAAAAAAATTTAAGAAATTTTATAGTTCCATATATATATGGAACTAATCCAGATGTTTCCTTTGGATTATGTCACGGTACTAGAAATGGTGGTGAACAGAGGATATTGATAGATGAATTTAAAGTTACATATGATAAAGATGTAAAGGTTGTAGGAACTGAAATAGCACCAGAGGCTGAGAGAAAATACCCAAATACAATATATTGGGATTTTCATAATGTCAAAGAAGAATGGTTATGTAATGTGGATTTTATTTATAGTAATTCGATTGATCATTCTTATAAACCAGAAGAATGTGTAAGAGCTTGGATGAGTTGTTTAAATACTAATGGAATTTGTGTGATAGTACATTCTGATGATCATAGTTCATTGATAGGTAAACTTGATTCTTTTGCTATAATTGAAGAAAAATTTCTTGAAATGGTTGAATTTTACGGGTTTCGAGTAGTGGATATTCTGCGGCCGAGAGTTTGGTCATCAGAAAATAGAAATTATATTATTCTAAAAAACAAATAAGATGAAAAATGTTAATAAAAACTTCAGTGATGCTTTAGATGTGGATGATGTAGAGCTAAAGATTGAAAAATCTTTAGCTGTTATATCTAATTATAATAATAAAGATAATGAATTCAAAGAAGATTACGAAAGAAGTAGAGAAAATCTTTATCAATTATTAGACAAAGGTAAAGATGCAATTGAAGGTGTGTTGGAATTAGCTAAAGAAACAGATCAACCAAGAGCTTATGAAGTGGCCGGTCAATTGTTAAAAACTGTGACTGAAACTAATATTCAATTGCTAGATCTTCAACAAAAAAGAATAGATATTGAAAATGCAGAAATAAAGCAGGGTGGTGACACTAACATTCAAAATGCCCTATTTATAGGTTCTACTGCAGATTTACAGAAATTAATGAAGGAAAGGGGGGATGAATGATAACAGCTGATGATTATAATTCTTTTTGTAAAATTAATAATATAAATCATTGGGTTCATGGATCTTGTAATATATGGATGTGTGATTCAAAAAAAGATTATGGATTTAAAATATTTTTTACATTCGGTCGGGGCCCTGCAATATTTTTTACATCTATGAAGATTGGTAATAAAAGATTAGTTTGGGGTTTTGATGATTGCAATTGTCGGAGCTGCAAAAATATAGAGGAAAACTGGATGGCCAGCTGGAGGGTGAACCATCCATTTTCTGTATTCGATAAAGAAGAAATGGAGGATATGTTTCAAGTTACACAGATTTTCTACAAGTTGGATTATCACCCTAAACCGTTTGAATTAATTGAACATGGTTCACTATGTGCTATAAAAATTCAAAAAGTAAATCAGTTTACTGGCCAGAGGGGTAATAATTACCATAATGGAAGAGCAGATTTATTTTCAATAGATTCTACAGAATTGAAAAAATATTTTGATGATGATTATGTAAATGGTTGGGATGATCCAGGCACTCGACCTGCCCCTTATGGTGGCCCACCTAGGCGAAGTGAAATTGGCAATTTTGGAACAATTGGTGATAAGGTGGTGACTTTGGATGTAGATTATCATGAATTGACGGCATATCGGAAAAAGAAGAAGGAAAAATCAGTATTTAGGTAAAAATATGAATAGTGTAAATTATCTAGGAAATCCATTATTAAAGAAATCTAATGTAAAAATTAATTTTACTGAGCATGAAATTAGTGAATTTGTAAAATGTGAAGAAAATCCTATTCATTTTATTCGTAACTATATGAAAATTGTAGCTGTGGATGAAGGATTGAGGGATTTTGATTTGTGGGATTTTCAAGAGGATATGGTTCGAAAGTTTGTAGACAATCGTTTTGTCATTTGTAAAATGCCTAGGCAAACAGGAAAATCCACTACAATTATTGCTTATCTGTTACATTATATTCTATTCAATCCAGATGTCAGAGTAGGGATATTAGCTAATAAAGGATCTACTGCTCGGGAACTACTGAGTAGACTACAATTAGCATATGAGCATTTACCTCCATGGCTCCAACAAGGAGTTGTAGAATGGAACAAAGGTAATATAGAATTAGAAAATGGATCAAAGATTTTAGCTAGTTCTACATCATCAAGTGCTATTCGTGGTGGAACTTTTAATATAATATTCTTAGATGAATTTGCATTTGTACCAGAACACATAGCTGCAGATTTTTTCCGATCAGTATATCCTACTATTTCATCTGGTAGTACAACCAAAGTTTTAATTGTTTCCACGCCAAATGGTATGAATCAATTTTTTAAGATGTGGACTGCAGCCACAGAGGGAAGAAGTGATTATGTACCAATTGATGTTCATTGGTCAGCTGTTCCTGGCCGAGATGAAGCTTGGAAAGAACAAACAATTAGAAACACATCAGAGGATCAATTTAGAGTAGAATTTGAAACAGAGTTTATAGGTTCGACTAATACTTTAATTCATCATACCAAGCTTAGAAATTTAACTTTCACTGAACCAATATACAAAAAGGATGGATTGAGTTTATGGGAATTACCAGATCCTAACAGAATGTATTTTATTTCATGTGATGTAGCCAGGGGAGCCGGCAAGGATTATTCAGCTTTTACTATTACAGATATTACTGAGATGCCATATAGGCTAGTGGGTAGATATAGAAATAATGAAATTTCACCTATGTTATATCCAACAGTGATTGAAAAAGCAGCTAAGGATTATAATGATGCCTTTGTATTAATAGAAATTAATGATATCGGGGCACAAGTTGCTGATATTTTGTATTATGATCTGGAATATGAAAATGTGTTATCTTCTGTAATAAGAGGGAGATCAGGGCAAGTATTATCGCCAGGTTTTAGTAAAGGCACAAGCTTTGGTGTTAAAACTACACCTAATGTCAAAAGAATAGGATGTAGAGTATTAAAAGATTTAATAGAAGAAGATCAATTGATGATTAAAGATTACAATACAGTACGTGAGTTGACTACTTTTGCTGTTAAGGGTAAGTCATATCAAGCTGAAGAAGGACACACTGATGATTTAGTAATGACATTGGTTTTATTTGCATGGGTAGCCAATCAAAGATATTTCATAGAATTAAATGATCAGGATATGAGAACAAGAATGTATGAGGAACAGATGAAAGCTATTGAAGAAAATATGCTTCCTTTTGGGGTTTTGTCTGATGGGATAGGTGAGGATGGATTTGTGGACGACACTGGTCAAAGATGGGAATACGCAGAAGGTTCTAGGATTGGATATGCTAATAAGCTCTAAAAAGTGCACTTTTATAAATAATGATGCGAAAAGAGTTATGATTTTGCAAATCAATCTATATATAGGAGAAAAAAATTATGGCATTTCAAGTTAGCCCAGGCGTAAATGTTACGGAAATAGATAAGACAGAACGAGTGTCGCCCGCTGTAACCTCAGATGCAGCTATTGCAGCTGGATTCAAGTGGGGGCCGGTTGATAAAATAACAACGATTACATCAGAGAGGGATTTAGTCGCAGAATATGGAAAACCAGATAATGATACTGCAGCCAATTGGTTGACAGCATCTAGTTTTTTGGCTTATGGTGGAATATTACAAGTAATTAGAACAGCTGGCACAGATGCAAAAAATGCAGTTTCCAATTCAGCAGGCACAACAGGAACAGGCACAATTGTAAATGATGGAGCTGGTTATAGTGTTGGAACTTTAGATACTAACGCTGATCTCTTTTCAGTTGGCGGAACTCCAGTTCAGGGAGCAACCA